TCAGGATCGCCTCGCCTTGCCGCCTCCACCAGCCCGCAGAGCATCTAGTTCCTGCTGCAACTTCGTGAGCGCTCTCTCGGCCACATAAAGATGCCTGGTCACAAACGCTTCTGTTTCGTCGGCAAGCAGCATCTCGGACACTATCTGCTGCGCGCGTTCGACATGGGCCAGCGCATCTCGGACGGCGGTAGACAATTGAGCAGGCCGGTCAACATCGGTCATGGCGTCTCTCCTGATCGGTGCCAGAACCATGCCTGTGAATGCGTGACCTGTAAAGTGTCGTTGCCCGCTAAGTCATTGTCAATACAGCATGAATTGACAATCAATCCCATATCAATCCGGGTCGCACAGACGCGAAAAAAGCCCGCCCCCTTTTGAGGGAGCGGGCGCATTTGTCGTTGATTGCAGCAGGGGCGCTATCGTCGCTGAGTGCTCTGGACCATGGCGATCATCATCGACATAATGGCGGCAGCCTTGGGCTGTCCAATGAGCGTGTAGTTCTTTTCGTGCGTCGTCAGCCGATCGATTAGTGTCCGCTGCGGAGCTCCCGCCTCAATGGCGGAAAACATCGCCATGCCCGCTGCAATGAGCAGAGCGGATTCTCCCTCGGTCATTGACTTTTGCAATGCGTCCATTTCTGCTGGTGACATCGATTTTACCCCCTCTAGGTGAACACCTATAGTCGGGGAGCCGAAGTCTTCAATGGGGGATAGCTGAGTGCGGGTTCTACTGATTCTCGCTGCTGTTGCGGCGTTCGTGGTAGGGGCGATCGGCTTCGCGGCCTATCGGTCAGACATCCAATTGATCATTGCCTTTCTGGGTATGTTCTGCGGATTTATCCTTCTAGGCCAGGTGTCCATTTTGGGCCGGCTAAGTCGTATGCATGACTGAGACGACTGAATGGAAACGTACGCAACCATCGTCTCCACTTTTGCCGCGCTGGGGTCAGCCGGGGCGCTTTATCTACACTGGATCAGGTGGAAACATGACCAGCGATCAAAATCATTGATTGTGAGGGTGGAAGCAACGGCTGGAGGTTGGGACGCCATTAACTGGCAACATACCACCCTGAGCATGCGGAGCCGTTCGAATGCCGGGTATACGGCCAAAAAGATACGGATATGGTGGCCCCCGTCGGGTCGTATCGCTCGGCACCAAGATCTGTTCACGGTGCCCGGGGATCATGAATGGGACCAAAAGTCTTTCAAAGAGCCAGCGAATGCGGGACGTCATTTGGAGACATCGCTAACGGTCACTCACGCTGGCCAGAAAAGTGCTTTCCATCCCCAGGGTCACCTCCAGACTGCTTTCGGTGACCATGAGAAGGCTAACTTCTATGTAAAACGCCAGGGCCAAGGGCGCATGCTGCTGGCAATAGACATCGAGCCGGAAGACGATGCCGAGCGTCCGTTTACTCGGTGCCGGACCGTTCGGTTTTAGCCTTTGGTAGCTTTGCGGGCGGCGTTAAAAAATCCTACCTTGTGCTCGAGGCAGCAGAACCGGCCGCGCTTGTTGAATGGGCGAAATAGCTTGCCGCAATGGTCGCATGGCCGCTCGGGATGCAATGGCCCGCGTGCGCTAGCTTTCTTGCGCTGACTGTCCTTGGCAGCGCAGGTGTGGCAACAGAATTTGGCTTTGGGAACCTTGGGTTGGAACCAGTCCTGGCAGGTAGCCTCTGCACAGCGCCGCATAGGCAAGGTGGATGCTATGCCAGCGCGGTAGCATTCGGGCGAGCAATAGAGACTTGGCCGCGAAGTCGCGTTGCTGGGCGTGAACTCATTCGAGCACGCAGGGTTGGCGCACTGGCGGGGCTGGTGGATGCGTCGAAGCTCGCCGGTGCAACGCGGAGAGCATGTCTGCGTCTCGTCCTTGCCGGGTGAGAATGGCTCATTGCAAATCACGCAAAGGCGGGTGCCACGCTTCGCGCGAGCTACAGCATCTTGAGCGGTGGCCCGCATCAGCCTATCGGCATATGCCGCTATCTCGGCCCGGTATTCCTTATCTGCGAGCCGGCAGGGATCGCCACAGTACCGCTCGCCGCTTTGCCGCTGCTCGGCCGTAAGATCACGCCGGCACCTGATGCAATTATCGCGGCCGATAATGGCCTCATGCTGGCCCTGCCACCAGGTCGGGCGGGATTCCGGCCCGCGCCCCAGTGAGACATAAGCCTTGTGCAGCACTTTTTCGGCCTGCTGATCAGACGCCACCCATCCATGCCCACGGCGGATGAATTCGGTGCGGTAGGTGGCTCGAATAGCCCCCTCGTGTTCCCAGCGATTAAAGTGCCAGTCCCGAACGATTTCGACGGTCTTTACCACCAGTTCGCTAAACTGGTCGGCTCCTAGAATTTCGGGAACGCGCTTGGCGAGGTAAGGCAAACCCCTCTGGAACGTCTCGCCATGTCGGTGCTGGGTGTATCCCGATCGGGTGCTATTCTTGATCCTGCCGCCCATGGGTCAGGCCAGGCGATAGCGGATATCGAAGCCCAGCCGGCGGCGCCATTTGCCGCCCTGGCCGCCTCGGTCGAAAAGGTCCAGGCCATTGTGAAAAACGGACGTCACCGCGGCGCCGCCGATTGTGCCGGAATAATTGTTAAGCGCGGCCTTGATCTTGTCGGCAAGGATGCTGGCCGCGCCGAAGGATTCAGCGACGGAATCCACAATGATGCCAGCGAGCGGGTACCCGTTTGTGCCTGTCAGGTTGCGGCCATCGTCGTCATTGACCAGGTGGAGGACCACCGCCGGCAGGGTGACGTTCTGGGGAAGCTCTACCGGGTGGAAGCCACCTTGAGCGGCGGACGTGACGGTGCTGTTGGCGGCCAGGATGGCGCGCGCAATGTCTATGGCGGACATGTTTATGAAACCTACAGGTTACGCGTGACGGCCCGACACATGTCCAGAGCCACGGTCATTTCTTCGGTACGTTCACTCTCGGGGATCGAGTCCAGCACGATCTTGAGCAGCCGACACTTTTCGACAGTGGCGGGTGAAAAGTTTTTAGGATCGGCCATTACCGCAATACCTTCGAGCGCTCGGAGCGTGGAAAGGTTGAGGTCCATCACGCCATGACTCCCGCGCGGGCTGGATTGATCTTGCTGCCGATCCTATCGGGCCAGGTGTGGATGGTCTCCGTCTTCACCCGGCGGTCCGCGCCAATGGTGGTGGCGTCGAGCCAGCCGCCGATGGAATGGCCCATCACCGGCTCGCTTGCTTCACCGCAACTCAGGTCGAAAAGCTCCTTGCGGGCAGCATTGACGGCGCGGAGACCATCGCTGCGGGGGTCGAAATCGTCAACGTCGCCCATCAGGCTTTCATCAGCACCGAAAGCGAAATGGCCGGGCCCGGTGAACAGGTAGGTTGTGCCCTTCTGGCCGCCCTGCACCATGTTATTGGCATGGGTAGCACGATAGAGCACTTCGCCCCGTTGGCGAGCGCGGGACCAGCCGGCGATGATGATTTCGCAGGTAGCGCCAGCCATCAACTCGGACATGAGTTTGTCGAAGTCGGTCCAAATTTGGTCCAACCCCTCCACCAGCGCGTCGAAGTCGCGGGCGGGATGATGCGAGCACGCCGCGGCGAACATGTCGATCGCCCCGATAACGCCGCGCGACGTGAAGGCAGCGCCCTCGCATCCCGGCACAGGCCGAACCTTGCGGCGGGTATCGACCAGAACGCCATCGGAGCGGTAAACGGCGGCGTCCGTCAGCAAGACGATACGGTTGCGCCGAATTGTAGCTGTGGCAACGCTCATGGCAAAACCTCGCAATTTCCAGAGAATGTTATGCGGCCGGTGCGGCCGCCATCAGCAAATCCGGGCAGGCCGAAGGCTCCGCCGATGCCGCTGAAAGCCGCATTCAGGAAGAAGGAACCGGCCTTGCCAAGAATATCGGACAGGATCGAGCCAAATTCCTCGGCACTGACTTTTCCGTCATCCAAGGCGGAAATGATGCCGTCGATCGCGGAGCGGCCAATATCAGCCAGGGCGTCGAAGGTGGACGACAGAGCGTCAATGCTGGCCTGCTCGGCGGCCGTGGCATCAATTAGCGAAGTGATTTCGGCCTGCTGTTCTGCCGTTGCGGCGGCGCCGGCTTCGCGTAGGGCGTTGGCTTTTGCCTGTGCCGTGGCAGACATGCCGATAATCGAGTGCTCGAAGCGAAGCCGGTCGATCAGGTCGGTAACGGCCTTCTTCTGGCGATCAATCTCGCTGGTGGCGCTGCTGCGCCCGCCTGAGCCGGTGCCCGTCAGCGGATAATCGGCCAGTGTTACCGGCTTGACCGGGACGCTCGGCTTCGGTGGCGCCGCGTCCTGGCCGGCATAGCTCATCGGCAGGCCGGACACGTCCGGCTTGGTCGCGGCAATTGCCGCCCCGCGCAATGCGTAGATGCGCTGGATCACCGCGCCGATCTTGGTCAGCAGCGGCGCAAAATCGGGGTTGGCATCACCAAGTGCGGCGATGGCTTCCGCCGCTTTCTCTGCCGTGCCTTTGCCCTCTAGCACCTGCTGGAACAGGTCTTGGGCGGCGGCATCGACTTCGCCCATTTTGCCGGCGGTATGGCCCGCGAAGTTGGCCAGGGCCTGTTCGGACTCGGCAAGGGCAATCGTGCTGTCAGAGACGGCCTCTCCGTAGCGGTCGAATTTGGCGGCTAGTTCTTCAGCGAGAGCAATGACGCGTTGGATATCGCGCATGTCGCGGGCGAACGTCGCCTGCATCTCGTCGCCAAGATCGTTCAGCGCGGAATCGAAGCCGGGCGAATTCACCATGTCGGTGATCTTCGTGCCGAGCACGTCGAGGAAATTGGCGAAGCGCTGCCCCGCGCCAGATGTCGAATTGAACTTGCCGGCCGTGTCGATCAGCACATTTCCGAGCCGCACGAAGGCCGAAGAGACTGTGACCTCGGCGCCGGCCACCTTGTCTTCCAGCACCACCGAACCGGCTTGGAAGGCGTCGAAGAACGCTTTGCTGCTGACCTTTCCGTCCTTCACCAGGCGGGTCAGCGTACCGACAGAACCGCCGGCTTCGGTCAGGCCAGCGGCGACGGCCTGCAGGAGGGGATAAGCGCCGTCCAAAAGGCTGTTGTATTCTTCGGCCTGCACGCGACCATTGCCCAACGCCTGGCCCAATTGGAGAAGTGCCCCGGATGCTTCTTCCGCTGATTTGCCGGAGACGCGAAGCGAGACCGCAACGCCGTCAACGAATTTCAGAAGATCGGCCTGGCTGGCGCCCAGATCGGCGGCCGATTGCGAGGCGCGGCTATAGAGTTGCACTAGGCTTTCGATGGGCGCTGCATTGCGCTGCGCCGATGCAAAGAGGCCATCATACACGGCCTTGAGGTTTTCGCCCTCGAGCCCGGCAATTTTGAGCGCATTTGAAATGCCGATACTCGCATCGACCAGCCGGGTCGCACCGCGAAGGGCAGCACCGCCGATGAAGAAGCCGGCAACGCCCCGCCCCATATTGGCGAAGGTCGATTCAAAGCCGATGACCTGCTTTTTCATCTGCGTCATGGCGCGGGTGTTTTTGCCCTGCGCTCGGGCAAGGGCTTTCTCAAAGCGATCTACGCGCCCGTCCAACTCAATGAACAAGCGCTGCAACGTGTCAGCAGCCATTGGGAAACCTATAAGTTACGCTTCAGCCGAAGGGCGGCCGGTAAGGTCTTCAAAGTTTAGGGTTTTCTCGTTATCCACCACGGCGCATAGGGCGATGGCGATAACGGTGGCGACAGCAGGGTCAATCTTCCGGCTGCGGTCCTTTTTGGAGAGGCGAATATTGCCATCGGGCGATGGTTTCGGCAGGGGCACATTGAGGAAAGCCCAGCGCAATACCGGGTGCCCGCCGTGTCGCAATTTGCCGTCAAGGATTAGGCGCTCGGTGAACTTGGCGGCGGGGGACATCGGCCAGGCACGTTGCGGGACGTCGAGCACAGGCAAGCCGTCTTCGTGAAGCCGAGTCATCATGCGATTGACGCCATATCGATCGTAACCGATGCGCCGGATATCAAGCCGGTCATCGTCGTATAGCTCGCGGATTCGAGCCTCGATTACGGTCTCGTCAATGCTGTTGCCTTCGGTGGCGATGAGGTCACCGGACTCGGCCCATTCGGCATAGGGCTGGCCATCGTCGGTTGTGCGGCGCTGGATGCTTTCGGCGGGGCACCAGACGGTGGGGACCACGTAGAAGCAGCCGGTTTCCTCGTCGTGGAACACAGCGCTGACACAGGTTAGGTCGTCGGTTTGGGAGGCGTCCAGACCTATGTAGCAAGGCAGATGCGCAACATCGTCCAACGTAAACGGCGCGGCGGCGTCTTCGTCGTCTTCGTCGTCATAGGTAGCGGCATCGATCCATGGCTCGGTGACGCCTTCCAACCACGAATTCAGATGGTACCGCAAGAACTCGGCGCGGGCGGTGGCGCTGGTTTCCGCGATCATCGCCAGGTTGCGGAGAACGTCGAGAGACTTGTACTTGCCCAGGCCGAAGGTGACGCGCTTCCACACCTCAGGTGAGCGCCAGTCGTCGTCTGCGCTGGCCTCGTAAATGACGGGCAACCAGCTCGGGTTCACCACCTTGCCGGAAGCGATGTCCCGGCTGATCGTGTAGAGGCGGTGACCAATGCCACCGACGCCTTGGCCGGCAGTTGTCGCCACCATCGCAAGCGGGGTGGTAGCGGTGATTTTTGCCTGCGCCTTCAACAGTACATCCCAGAGCCGATCAGCCTGCCGGGTCCATGCGTGGGTTTCTTCCGCCAGGATAAAGAGCAGCGTTTGCCCCTCGTTGGCGCTAGGTGACCGGCTGGTGACCTTCAATGTCGAGCCGCTGGCCAGGTGTTCGATTTCCTGCGTCACCGCATTGGAAACAACCCGGTACTTGCCCGCCAGATCGACTTCGTCGGGATAGCGGCGGCGGATAAAGCCCTCCACGATACCGAATGCCGTGGAGCGTGCCTGTTCGCGGGTGGCGGCGGCAATGACCAGTTGCGAATTCTGGATTCGAAAGCTCGGGTGACAGAGCAGCAGCAACGCGCATGCCGCGGCGAGTGTGGACTTGGCCGAACCAGAGGGGAGGTGAAGATAGACGGTTTGAGCTTTGCGCCGGCCGGTGACCGGATCGACGTCGCCGAATACCTTCCGAACGATGCGCTCTTGCTCACGAATGAGCAGGAAGGGGTCACCTGATGGCAAGATCAACGACTCGATGAACTCGACAGCTTCCTGTCCCAAGCCCCTCGGGTCGGGCAGCGGAGAGTCGTCAATAATCCAAGCTGGCCGAAGTTCCATTTGGGACTTTCTTGTCTTTGGAAACCGCGCCGGCATAGATGCCCAGTGCTTGGGCCCAGCGGGCCGCCTGCTGCTGGTAGTGGAGATGCGAGCGCACGGTGGGATGGGCCTTGGCGGGCTTGCCGCGCTGATGGATGACGCGCCCCTCCTTTTTCAGGATCATCGCGCATTCGTGGGCGGCCTCCACGGCTTCACAGTACATCCGGGCCAGGTCTAGCCTCTCTTCGGGAATATCGTCGCCCAGCATCGCCATGACGCGGCGCCAGGTCTCTTTGCCGACCTTGCCCAACGTTGCCGGCGCACGAGGGGCATATCTCCGGGCGGGCTGCACCAGATGGACCACGTTAGTCATGACTGGGGGGCTCCCCTGCGCTTTCGGCGTTGATGTCCACACCGACCTTGAAGCCCACTGGCACAACGGCGCGGATGTTCCACCAGGTGTCACCGCTCTTGAGCATGTCTTGCTGGGCGATGTCGTCGCGCCACCGGATCGAAAAGGTGGCAAGCGTGGTGGCGCCCGCCATGCCCTTTTCGCGGAATTCACGGCCCGACTGGTATCGGATACGTCCCCAAATTGTACGGTGCAGAACGTAGTGCTCAACCTCCCAATCGTTTTCGTCGGTGATGAGAGTTTGTCGCCAGATTTCGATGCGATCGCGCATTTTGCTGGGGTCCATAGGAGTCGGCTCAGCCATTGGCCACCGCCTTTGCTGCTTTAACGATGCGGTACGCGATGCTCGACCGGATGGAGCGTTTCAGAGCCCGGAAACTCGGCATCAGAAACGGTTGGGCTTCGGTGTCGTCAGTCCCAAATTCCACGAAAACCGCGTGTTCTGCCGGGCTTCCCGGGGGGCCGCCGGCACGCACCACAACGGAAAGCTCGTGCGCTCCCGGCTCCTTGCGAATACTCGCCTTGACGTCGCCGTCAGCAACCGGAGCAAGGGCCTTTGCCATCGCAACCAGCTTATCGGCGCCGGTATCGAGACCGCGTTTTATCTCGGTCTTTGCGGCGGCTGGCATGCGCGCGACTTTGCGGTTGAGCTTATCCAGCCCTTGGACGCGCGCCATCAGGTGGCGCTTTCCTCGGCAACGGCGCCGCCGAAACCCCACTTGCGATGAGGGGCGATCATCTCAGCCCAAGCGTCGGGCAGGACCGGATTCAGGCGGGCGAAATAATGGGTGGAAACGTCAATCTGGATCGCCGCGGCCAGGTTCGGCGGCACGGCGTCCATATCGATTGGGGCAACGCCGCAGAAGCGGGAGACGCGATCTTCGGCCGCGACGATAAGCGAACGGACGAAGGCGGCATCAACGGGCGCATAGGTTTCGGGCTCAGTGCCCAACGGCTCCAAGTCGAGTTGCAGCGCGGCCCAAAGTTCTGCCTCGGAGGTAGCGATCGGCGTGTCGGGCATGGCAATGCCTCCAAATTCGGACAAATCCGGTGCGGCGCTGTGTTATTTTGGTGGAGCGGGGCGGTCTCTGAACGAGGCTCATTTGGCTTTGACTACCCCGTCAGGCCACAGCGCGGGCCGCTGGCGGGCGTTGCGCCGTCTTTGGCGGGATAGGTAGCACAAACCATGAACAGCCGGCTGACGGCGCCCCGGTGGTGGAATGGGTGTGGTTTGGGTCTGCCTACTTGCGCTTGCTGGCGAGGCTCGGCAGCGCATAGCCAAGCACGGCTTCCTTCGCATTGCAGCTATGGCAACCGGGTCGCCAGTTGCTCTTGTTCATGCGGAGGTCGGGCCGGAGGCGAATGCTATGGATGTGCATCACTACTTTGGCAGGGCGGCCACAGACGGCACAGAGGCGGTTAGCAGGATCGGAGAGGAAGGCTGCTGCCTCACGGCGCCAGGTGCTATCATAGCCGCGGCTGGTGGCGCTGCCTCGCTTGCGCATTGCCTCGGCTCGCCGTGCTGCCTGGCATGGACATTGCTGGCCCGATGCGACCACGCGGCCGCAAGAGCACAGCCGGGGTGGCTTTGAAGGCATAGCAACATCATCATGTCCGAGAAGTTGTTGCCCGCCAGTTTGAGCAGTGGAAGCCGATGCTGGCGGGCTGGGGTGCGTCTACGCACTAATTGACCGCCGTGCTCGAAGGATCGAGGGGGGGCGCGGATCAGTGCTTGCCGGTATGGGTCGAGACGCGAGCAACCTTCAGAAAGCCGCCCCCAGAGGAGGTTAGGCGACGGGTGCGGTAGCAGGATCGCCAAGCACCGCCACAGCGCTAGCGGCGATAGAAGTGCCGCCAGCCTTGGTCAGAACAGTGCGGATATAGCGCTTGTGGCCGCGATATCCGAGCCGGTACGCGCTGGTAGCCTCAAGCGTTGCCGGCGCGTCGGTATCGACATATGCGACATCAACGTCTGCAAAACCGGAACCGCTGGCATCGGACTCCTGAAGTTTCACCGAGAAGTCACCGGTTGAGACGATAGCGCCGGTTGAGACGATGATGGCGGCACGGTTGAAGCCGAGAAGGTCAATGGCGGCGCCGTCGATGCTGGCCGCCTGCACCGCGGGCGCAAGGGCCGGGACGGCAGCAATGTTGTGATAGAGGTCACGCATTGGGAAATCTCCTTACGACGTGGCGGTTTTCAGCTTGCGGAACCGGGCGGCCTGCATCACGCGGCCACCGACACGGCGGGTTGCGTGAATTCGGGTGATGCCCTTGGTCGCAAGGGTGTACGGATTGACCAGGATGGACAGGGCCAAGCGATCCACAATGCGGTAGGCCGAAAAGTCGCCGAAGATGATCGGGAAGGCCCCGTCAGCGATATCAGGCATATCGACCATTTCCACGATCGGGCGGCCAAGAAGGGTTTCCGGCTGGCCGGCTTGATAGGACGGCTGCCACAGGTAATTGCCGTTGCCATCCTTCAACTTCTTCACGGCGGCAATCGTCCCGCCGTTCATGCCCCAGGCGGCATTCGGTGCGTTCCGATAGGCGGACGGCAGCGAATACTGCAAATCGATAAGCTTGTCGGAATTCAGATTGGCAGCGTGGCCGTTGACCGTGTGCAGAATGTCACCATTGGTCAGCAGACCTTCAGGCGCCTTGACGCCATCGCCGGAAACGAAGGCCAACCCTTCCTTTTTGCCGAAGTCCTCAGCCAAGGCCAGGCGAACTTCCGCTTCAGCCTGGCCCGCGCTGTCGGCAAGAAGTTCATTGCTCAGGTCCACATATGTCATGAGCTTGCGAACCGGCACCTCAAGCTGGCCGAAGGTGACGGTAGATTCCGTGCTTTCTTCGGTCTCGCCTTCCCATGCGGCGTTGGTAACGCCGGTGCGCTTGGGGTACTTCACCGACGATGCGCCGGTCGTTCGCACCGACGCATATCGACGGACGGGCGAAAACTCGACCAGGTCGCGGACAAACTCGGACGACATTTCTGCGGGAGCCAAATAGCCCCCTTGTTCGTCGTTGCTCACCGTCAGCGCACGAACTTCGTCGGCCGGGGTACGGTCACCCATGCGAAGGTAGGTGCCGAACGCGCGGGCCTCGTCGCTGGGCTCGGTGCTGGTCTCGGAGCCGGGGCGCTGGTCGCGCACCTCGAGCTGGTCGAGGCGGGACGTGATGTCCTCCAGGCCGGCCATGCGCTCTTCGGTGGCGGTGCGGAATTCGGTGACCGAATTGCGCAGATCGGTAACGGCGGCAATGGCGGACGTGATGTCATCGTCATTGCGGGTCTCAATCGGCAGAGCCGACTTAGGGTCAAAGTGCTTCAAAGGGTAGTTCCTCCTTATCGAAGCGATGCGGAGGCGCGGCGAACCTCCTTGATGAAAGCCGCCAGGTCAGCCGGCTCGGCTGAATTCCTGAATTTCGTGACACGGGCGTTGTCGCTGGCCGGATTGGCCGTAAGCGAAACCTCGATAAGGTCGATTTCCGAAAGCTCGCGGATGCCCTTGACCTGGCGGTCAGCGACGGCGCGGAAGCCGATCGACATGCCAAGCGGCATATCGGCCTTGAGCCATTCGAGAACTTCGGCGCCGCGTGTCGTGGTCGTGACCAGTTTGCCGGTGACCTTCAGGCCCCGGCGATCCTCGGTCATTGATGTCCAGACGCCGATTGGTTCGTCGGATTTATGATTCCAAAACATGGGTGGCAGGCGCTTCTTGCCGGCAAACGCGGCAAGTGTTCGGGTGAAGGCGCCTGGCATGACGCGTTCCCCGTAGCGGGGCAGAACCTCGGAGAAGATCGCGGCATAGCCCTCGAATTCGCCGGTGGCGGCATCGACAGCAAAGCGCAGTTCAGCACTCTCAATGGTCAGGTATTCGTTCACTCTTTGTTCTCCTGACGAACGGCCGCGCCCTGCGGCAGATTGAGCTTGTCGCCCTCATCAATGCGGGGCATGTCGTCGGCGGCGCGGGCATCGTTCGGCGTAATCCACGGGCCACCAACCGCCTGCGCGTAAGCTTCGAACCGCGCCTTGATGTCGGCGGTCACCAGCGCCTTCGTCTCGAACGAAATCGAGTGGTCCAGGCGTTCGCGCGAGGTAAGAAAGCAGCGGCTCAGCGCGTCCGACCAGCGGGTTAGGATGGGCTGCAGCGTGTCGGCAAGGAAGGCGCGGGCCTGGCTTTCGCTGTTGTTCAAACTGGCGTCCTGAAGCTCGCCGGCCTTTGTCGGGGTGACGCCATAGAAGCGCAGGACTTCGGCCGTCTGAAACTGCCGGTTTTCGATGTGCTGGCCATCGTTGGAGGAAATCGCCAGCGGAATGTAGTTGGCGTCGGAGCCCAACACGGCAACGCCGGAATCCTTGACGTCAGCCATCCAGCTTTCGCGGGCTGCATTGGCGGCGGTGGCGTCTACCTTGGACTTGAACACCAGCAGGCCGGATGGCCGGCCGTTAGCGCCAAAAAGGTTGATACCGAACCGCTCAAGCAGCAGCGCCAGCGTAGTCGCATTGGCCGCGGCCGTGCTCGGTGCGATGCCAAGCAGCGCCCGAATTTCGATCATATCTGCATAGGCCACGACACGTTCGCCGCCACCATGAACCGGAACGGCGTAGACAGGCGCGCCGGTCGCGGGGTCGGTGGAGCGCTTGGCCTTGGCCTGCTGCACCTCGACAGGCTTGCCGCCCCGGTTGCGCAGGACTACGCCATAGCCGCTGCCCTCAAGCAGCATTTCGGCGGTCAGCTCGCGGCGTAGCTCAGCGCCAGAAGTCCAGCCATTGGCCTGCCCGTTCATCAGGATTTCAGCCGGATGGGTGCGGACGCGCTGCTTATCGCCGTTCGCCAGGCGACGGGTCACATGCACCGGCAAATCCCCGACGATATCTGAAATCAGGCGGATCGCGGCGTAGCTGGCAGAGCACTTCAGCGCGCGTTCTCGAACACCGCTCGGTAGCCCATCGGGGCCAGTCAGGGCGAGCCCGAAGATTTCTCGGATCATGTCATCCGGGGCAGAAAGTGAACGGACTTCGGCGCCATGCACAAGCCAGACTTGCGCGCGCTCTTCGGCCCGCGTTTCCACGGTACGTTGCCAAGGCCATGCCATGGGCACCTCGAATTTTGGATATGAAAAAGCCCGCCGCCGGATTGGGGACCGGGACGGGCCGAACTGTTTAAGGCCGGGCGATTCCGCTCCGGGCACATCTGTAGCGTTGGGGACTTATCCGGCGCTCATGTGAGCAAGTCAAGAGTCATATAAGTAACAACTTATGCGTCGTGATCGGCTATTGGGGACTCGATTCCTCGTCAATCTCCCTGACCAATTCGGCCGCTACGGACAAAAGGCGCGAAATATTGGGTTTTCGGCGCGTCGGAGAAAATTCAGCCTTTGTAACGAACCTGACGCGGTCGCCGTCCACCACAATACCCCGTTTCGCTTGTGCTTTAGTGAGCAATCTTGCCAATTCAAGCCTTCTAACTCCGAGATGCGCGGCGAGTGCATCACGATCGATCGTCGCCCACACCCCGCGGGGGGTGAGCTTGGCCAAGTAGGCTTCGAGGTCGGCAAGGTGGTCGGCGGTGAGTTTCATGACTGCCCCCTGTACAATGCCGGCGGCGGGCGCCCGTTGGCAACTTCGCGCCGAACGAATGACCGGCCCGCCAGCGTGATATCGAGCTTCCTATCGTCCACCCGAATGACCCAACCCCGAGCTACGGCGTCGTCAACGAAGACCTTGCCGATGCCGGGGCGCGCGCCCTTCACCGCGTCATCCTGGCTATCAGTCTCAAGCCAATACATGAACCGCCAGAGGCGGGCGTCGATCTTCTCCATGCTTTCCTCCCTATGCCGCCTTCCGGAGCATCCGCTCGCCTCGAGACATAAACCAATCTCTCGCCTTACCGCCGTCATGCAGGCGGCAGACTGAGTCCCACATGAAGGGCATGAAGCCGGGCTCACTTCGCGTCGTCGTGTCGAAGGCATCCGCCACTATCCCCGCCACATCGCCAGCGGCGCCCCTCGGGACAAGGCCCGCAAGGGTACGGTCAAAAGCATCGATGAACGCATAGTCGTCGCTGAACGGCTGGGGCACTGCCTCGCGCGTGTTGCCCCTCGCTACTATCTTTCTTTCATCTGAGGGAACTGAGTCTAGGATATTGGGACATACGTCTGTCCCTTCATTCGCCCCCTTTGTCCCTTCATTTCGCGCTGTCCCGTCATTCTGTCCCTTCATTTCTGGCAGGGCGAGAAAGATGCGCCGATTCTTGCCGCCAACGCCCCGGCTGGCGCCCTTTTTGAAAACGGTGTCCAGGTTGAGAAGACCTGCCAATACCAAGGCCTTTACCCCGCGAGCCGCTTCCTTCCTCAGTGACTCCTGTTTCACAGCCGGCTTCTGCTTACCAAGGGTCTCCCCGATCTCTGCGTCAGTTACCCAAGCGTATCCGGTCTCTACATTGACGTACGTCGCCACGATCGCGGCCACCTTATAAGCGTAAACGGGGAGGCCCGGCGTGCTTTGCACCTGCTTCACCCAAGCCTCCCGCATGGCCCGTACTTGGCCGGCAGGAAGCCCGGTTATAGCCAGCCGAACGGCCGGGCGCGGGGCCCGGCTCTCGGCATTCGGATCGTGCGCCATCAAGCGGCGCTCCTGTCCACGAAGATGGACGCCAACCACTCGCAGAACAGTGCCCGGGGATAATGAACGGACTTGCTCGAAACAGCGATGTACGAAGGTGCCTGACCACGGGCCCGGCGCTTAGCCATAGCAAAGCCGGTCACACCGACAATGGCGGCCGCTTCTTCGGTGGAGAAATTGATCGGGAGGGTGGGGTCGGCTGCAAGGGCCAGATACGCCGCGCGGCCGGTCTGGCCATTGGCAACGTGATGCGCGAGGCGCTCGCCGAACAGGCGAACGCTTTCAATGCGGTTCTGCAAAGGAGGAAATCTCCGACAGTCGAATGCCTCCATAGGGAGGCCGATTTGGTGTTTCATCAACACCGGCTGGGGCAGGAATTACACCCTGCGAGTAGAGACTTGGTAGACGATCTATAGATTTGCAATTTCGTTTAGACCGCTGGAGACATAGAGCGATCCATTACGCATTACCCAATGCTGTATTCATTGTGTTTTCTGGCGTTACTGGCTCTCAAGATTTTTTTCGTTCTGCCCATTGAAAGTGTTTTCGGGACGGCGAAGCACATTGATCGCCGACGCCGTGCGCTCGACGCCACGACGGGCCAGACGCTCAGCTTTCGAGACGTACCTGTTGGCCATTGCCAAGGTACTCCACCCGAATGTGTCACGCAGTTCGAAAGCCGGCGCCCCTGCCAGCGCCGACCACGTTGCAGCAGTGTGACGGAGTGCGTGGGCGGTGATGACTTCAATGCCGGCAGACAGGCAGACCTGTTTCAGCACCGCGTTGATATGCTTGGCATCCAGCATGGTGCGCCCGGTCTTGCTGAACACGAAACCGGCGACATGCGACCGTCGCTTGATGATCGTGGCGGCATCTTCGGAAAGCTGCCGATCCTGTGCGCCAGTTTTGGTGTCGCTGAGACGGATCACGCCGCGCCGGAGGTCCACAACATCCCATCGGAGTTCACGGGCCTCGCTGATGCGCCAGCCTGTGATGACGAGGAACCGCAGCAGGTCGGCATAGGGCAGGGGCGCATTCTCCAGGGCCTCGAGGAACGCGGGCATGTCGAGGTCGTCAATCCACGCATCACGGGCGGTTTCCTTATAGCGCCGAACGCCAAGGCAGGGGTTATCGCGGCGCATCTCTTCTTCCATGGCATAAGACATCATGGACGAGAGGACAGCGAGGGCGCGGTTAGTATCGGTCGGACGGCCTTTGCCTGCCTTCACGAAGTCCCGTACGGCCTTGGCGTCGATCGCCGCAACCTTGTCCTTGCCGAATTCAGGGCGGAGACGGCGCTCAATTCGTTCCGCGTAGTCCGCGGCGGTGCGGGCCTTCTTCGTCGGGAGGTAGTGCTTGACGAAGCTATCGGCTAAATCGTTGAAGGTGGGAGCCTCCTTCTTCTCCTTCCGCTCTCGAGCAGGATCGTCCCCCATGGCATGGGCCTGCAACATCTGCGCGGCAACCTCGCGGGCCTCATCGGCGGTGAACCTGTTGCTATCGCCGATGGTGATTTTGCGGCGCTTGCGGGTGGTGCCCGTCGCGCGATCTTCCACAATCACGAAGTAAACCTTTGAGATTGAGCTATCGGCCAGGCGACGGGCACGGATGGCGAAGCCGGTGAGACGACTGTCACGAACGATCGTCTCCAT